TGACGGCGCTAACGGAGCGTTTCTCAGTACAGTGGCCAGCATTTCAATATCTACTGGTGCAGGCTCAGCACCAAATGCCGCAATAGCCCCATCAATCACCTTCACAGCATCAGCCATTGCGTAGCCGAGATTACCGCCGTCGCTTTGTGCTGATGCTTTGCTGAGTATTTCGCGTATCTGGTGCAGGCGATCGAGTGATACAGGACCGTTCGCCGGGTGGTTGTTAGTTGTCATGCTGACGCTCCTTCTTGATATCTTTCAAACCAGAACACAACTGGCGCGTTAGTTTGTTTAACCAGGCCAAATGATTCCGCCGTGCGGTAACTTCTTGACGCACGTCGAGTTACATCAACCTGAGTGGCTATGCGGCTGCGAAAGTCTTCTACTGTGCTGCACATTTTGAACAAGTTGCATGGAATGCATGCTGGAACCATGTTGCTGACCGTGTCATTTTCTGGCCTGTCCATTGCGTAGCCGTTGCTGATATTTCTTCGCACCGCTTCTACATGGTCTGCATGCCACTTATCGCCAAGTTCGCAGCCGCAATAAGCACAGCGCCCCCCGAACTTCATGCGTAGCTCTGCGCGTTGTTTTTTCGTCAGTGCCATATCACTCCCCTTTCACGCCAATGCCAGCGGCGCGGAGCGCTTCACGAAATGCACCAACAACTGCACAGGTATTAAACATGTCATCGTTGATGCTGCCGTCAGAGTTACGGTAATCGGCTGGTAATTTAACGGTCACCGTCCGTGATTCCAGCTCTTCAATCCGCTCCCGATATTCAGCAACCATTCTTCGCACTTGCTCAAGTGGCGTAACGCTACCACCATCTGGTGGGTCCATGTACTGAGTTCCTGGCAGGAGTTCGCAGAGGGAATTATCCAGCGCCTCAAGTAACGCCTGCTTATCACGCAGCGCTTCTTCCAGTTCAGCAACATGACATTCGCTATCAATGAGGTTGTTCTCTGCGGCTTCCAACTGAGATTTATGCAGCAGAGACTGATGCTTTAAAGCGTCCTGAGCCTTCTGGAACTTCATTCCGTAGTCAGTGGCGATTTCTTCAAGCTCTGAAATGCGCTGGCGCAAACCTTCAACTGGTTCGCCATTTCTTTCTGCCAGAGACTGAGCCATGCGCTCGTTTTCAGTTTGGTGTGCCTGTTTGTTGATGTTGCTCATTGGGCGGCTCCAGAATTTGGTTTCCAGGTGAATTCCGGCTCGATAATCACATCCATGCAGGTTCCGCGTTCGTTATGCTGCTCAAGCATTTCCAGCACGTCAGAGTCAGTCTGCGTATCTCCGTAACTCCCAACGATGCAGAGCAATTCAACAGGAGCGCCGAGGTTTTGCAGGGCAATCACCAACTGCTTTGCCAATGCCATTTTCATAGCTTCATTGCTCACGACTGCACTCCTTTGCGAAGTTGGGCGGCGAACGACGCTGAGTCATTGGCATTCTGCTCAAGCCAATCAACAAGCGACTCCATGTCAGTTACGGATGGGTTGTCCAGAATGCTTTCGTACACCCGTTTAGATTCCTGCGCCCGCACTTCAGCCAGGAAAGCGTCATCTGACTTGATGTAATTGTTGATTATCGATGTGATAACTAACTCGGCGTTATCTACGAAAATGCCGTCTTCGTCGCAATGTATTTTCGCCGTGTCATGAAAAACATCTGTCATCTTGTTCATGAGGTTATTGTCTGGATATACAGGGATAAATATTTCATCTCTGCGTGAAATCTCCGCCGCCTGCTCCATGCACTTGCTCTCGGCGTTAGCGAGCTGTACTGCCATGTCTGTGAGTTTCAGTTCCAGATTGTGAATAGTCGCGTCCGATGCCCGGAACTCGCGTTTGGAATCGGATAGATTTGATTCGAATTCACTGAATTTACGCACCAGATACTGCGCATTACTCTCGTTAACTTTCATGTCTACGGGCAGACATTTGCCACGGAGAAAACCTTCCATTTCGTATACGGTCATAATCCTACCCTCATAAAAAAGGCCCGCTATGCGAGCCTGTTAATCTTTTGGAATACTGCATACCCACTGGTCTAGAGCCTTTTCGCAGACCGCTCTTCCCTCGTATACCGCTACAGCAGCCTTTGCTTTGAGTTCGTTTACGTGCTCCTTCCCGGGAGAAAAAACAGCAAAGCCCATAGCAAATCCGGCAATGAGATAAAGAGCGCATAGAAATATTGTTTCTTTCACCATTTCCTCCGGGCATAAAAAAGACCGACTATCACGGCCACGCTTGCAGATAGCTCTGCTATGTAGGCTTCAGTCATGTCAGATTTACCTGATGTAATTCCATCCGAATTTGATGATTGCTATCGGTGCAACGGCAACCAACAGCCACATGAATACGCTTGCTACGAAGTAGCCAAAAGCATCTTTCCCTTCGGTTACTCCGCGTATGAAAGCCTGTAGAACAATAACGAACCACAGCAGCATCCAGAGAACGACAATAATTTTTGCGATTATCAACATGCCCTCCCGTAAACCATCATCAGCCGCTTTCTCGCATCGATCTGCATGAACTCAGCCACGACTCCATTCTTTGCCGGGTCGTATGGTGCGAACATCTTCGGGTCGTCGCTATTGAGCGGATTTTTCATCCCCTTCGCCTCCTGGCTACTCAGATTTGCATCGACAGCGCGTTGTCTGATTTCTTCGTAGCCACCACTTTTCAGCCATCTCTGATAGGCATCTTCTCCGGGGAATACGCCGATTCCCGGTACGCTGCGCAGCTTGCCCATGAAGCGGAGTTGCTTGGCCTCTTCGTAGTACCGGTTACGGCAGATGCCAAGCTCCTTGTAAATCAGATCAACCTTGGCTGGCTGGTTAGCTGATACGTAATCGAGAATGCGTTGCTTTAAGCTGTCCATCATGCGGCTCCATTAGCTTTGTTGCGTTTGTACTTTGCCATCAGTATTTGAGCTGGGGTCGGACCGAGATCTGCCGCTGGCGCTGCAATGGCTCTGCGCACAGGTGGAATTGGTTTTCCATCGATAACTCGCCTTTCCCACATGTCCAGCAGTTCATCAGCCTCTCGTGACAGCTCGCCATGCGTTAACTGGCGCTCCGTGCTGCGATGACGAAGCTCTACGCAGATGTGGTACATAACAGGCTGCGACCAGGGGAATTGCTCGCTGGATGTGAACTCGAATGATCGGTTACGCCAGTCCCAGTATTCAGTAATCACTTGGTCAACAGTGATACCCAGAACTACGCCGCTCTGCTTGCACCACGCAACGAACTGACCGGGAGATGGGAGGAATGGTCGCTCCTGACGGCGGGCTACGCGCATCCCGACATCGACCTGAGACATTGAGTGGATCCCGTTCTCCTGAAACGCCAACAACCACTGACGGCGGAATTCATTCAGGTCTTCCTGAGTACGGAAGTTCGCCATACTGGCCGGAAACGCGGCACGAAGCTGGTTGAACAGCCCGTTGAATACCTGCGCTACCTGCTCAACAGGTGCTCGTTCCTGGTATTGATCTGGCAAGTTGTGCGCAATACGGCTCATCTGCTCACGATCGAAGTTATGCATCTGCTCTGCAATAGATTTCATGGCATCACCCCATAGGCCCAGTCAGTGTTGTTGAAGTCCAGATCAGGCTTGCCAGTTCTGCTTACTCGCTGCCCCGTCTGTTTGTTCTGGTAATTGAGTTTTTGGCTTGCAGTGATAAACCAGTTTTTTGGCTTATCAGCTGCAAACTCGATATCAAGCCTCTTCAGCTCATAGGTGAGGTCTATGTTCTGGTAGAGGGACAACCATTTCTGGAAGTGATCGTGATTAAGTTTGATAACCGCTCCTTCAAAGGCGTATTTCGATAGTGGGGTAATTTCACCCATAGGAGCGTCAGCGACTGTTTCTAATGGTTCATTGACTGGTTCAAAAGAGTGACTGGTTCTGGTGCCATCTGGTGGCATAGGGGGTGTGCCATCTGGTGGCATAGGGGGTGCAACGTCATTGCATACCCCTGTGCTTTTTAGTGGCATAGGGGTAACATCCAGATTCAGGTAATAAACATTGGATGTATTACCCTTCCCGTTTGCTACTCCAATTCGATTTTCACGCTTTAAAAGCCCCATTTCTTCAAGTGCATCAATATGGTTTCTGACGGCTGTTTTGCTGCATTCGCAGTGATCGGCTATGTGTTGATGTGATGGCCAGCACTCACCTTTGTCATTCGCGTTATCAGCCAACTTGATGAGCACTAACTTCCTCAGAGGATTACCAACCTTAATGCTCATGGCTTTTGCCATAAGGTTCATACTCATGCTGCTTTACCTCTGATTTGATTTGCGGCCCACAGACCAGCGATCCACTGAATTCCCTTGGGGGTGAATTTATTTTGAGTGAATGCGTGACCATTATTTTGGTTCTCGCCCGTCTTAACAGTAAATCTACCTGCGTCAATGTGCTGCGCATATGGAGTTAACTTCCCGGCAAGCAGGTACATAACTTCGCTATCGAGAAGGAACTTCCGAAAGATATTTTCTTTGATGTGAAGCAATTTGCAGGTTTCTCGAAACCCAAGGGATCCTGACGCATTGACATAGCTATCAACGAATTTAACCTTCGGTGCAGCTATCGCCAGTTGATTTTCAAGGTGCATATTTTCCTCAGCCAAATCAGCAGCAAGTCTTAATGCCTCTGGAAGAGTCTGTGGTAATTGCGATGGCTGTTTTTCTTTTAGTTTTGAGAGAACCGTGCGACGAACCGCTTTTGATTCCCTCATGCCAACTAAAACAGCCTGGTCATTCGAGATAATTAGATTTTCTGATTGAGTGCCGTTTGAATTTTGAACTACGAAAGTTTCGTAGTGCTCCCCTTCCAGCTCATCCTTGACTCTAGGGATAAAATCATTGTTACGAACTGGCTTTTCTCCATGCTCTAATCTGGCTTGATTGATAATGGAAAGAAGCTCATCAGTGCCGATTTTGGCGTTGTTGCCTGAGATCATAATTCCTGGCATAATTAACTCCTGAGTTATTAGAAGTTCAAAGTCATCTGGTCAGATCGCTCGGTTGCCGCCGGGCGATTTTTCTTTGTGAGCACCGCAGCGACTTCTCTTGCTAACCGCGCCATATCGTCATCAACGACACCCCACTCCAGAACTGCCAGCAGCATTGCCATCTTCGGCAGCCACGTTTCTTTCCAGCGGGTTATCTGTGCTTTATCGACGCCGATCTCTTTAGCTACGTTGTTTCCACCTTTCATGGCGATACGGTTAAGCAACCAGGACTCAATGCGACGGGCATTGACCTTGTTGCGGTTAATTGAGTTTTCCATTTGTTAAATTCCTTGGTGTTGAAATAGTTAAATACGTGCGCACCTCGCGATGCGCTTTTGTAGTTTTCCTCAGCTTCTGAGGGGCTGATTTTTAAAGAGCAATGTTACTAAGCGGCTTTTTCCGGATTTGGGAACAAGCCTGGAAGGTCGGGTCGAATCTGATACGCCTTAACCTTCCCTCCAGTTGCATCAACAAGGGATGCAACATTTTGTGGGGCCACCTTTGCCTTGCCGTGCAGCCATTTCTGAACAGCTGCCTGACTAACTCCGCACGCTTTGGCTAATTCCTTCTGCGTGCCGACAATGGCAATGGCGGTTTTAATTACAGGATTCATAAAACCACCTCCGTTGTATCCTGTTAAACAATATAAAACCTTGGTTGTTATTTTGCAACTACTTTGGTTGTTTGACCTAACAAAACCTAGGTTGTATTTTCACGACATGAAAATGACACTTGCAGAACGCTTAAAAGTTGCCATGCGCGAAGCTGGCATGACTCAGATGAACCTGGCTAAGTTGGCTGGTGTGAGCCAAGCCGCAATTCAAAAGCTAACGTCTGGGAACGCCAAAAGCTCAACTAAGATTATCGAGATCTCTCGAGCTTTAGGTGTGCGCCCTGAATGGCTCGCTGAGGAAGTTGGGCCGATGAAGGGCGATGGAAGTACACCGCATCATCCTGATTCAGATATCCCTCCAGAAATGGATTGGAAGCCCGTTGATCCATGGGACAATGAAACCCCTCTTAGCTGTGATGAAGTGGAAGTGCCATTCCTCAAAGATATTGAATTTGCGTGTGGTGACGGAAGCTTCTCTGATGAGGACTACAACGGATTTATGCTTCGTTTTTCTAAGTCAACATTAAGACGCAAAGGCATCAATTCTGATGGATCTGGCGTTCTCTGCTTTCCTGCCCATGGGAATAGCATGGAGCCGGTGATCCCAGAAGGAACAACAGTAGCTGTAAACTGCAACGACAAAAAGATTGTCGATGGTAAGCTGTATGCAATTAACCAGGGCGGCTGGAAGCGTCTAAAACTTTTGTACAGAACTGGCCCAGAGACATTAACCATTCGTAGCTATAACTCTGCAGAATGGCCAGATGAAGAAGCAGAGATAGGAAGCGTAGAAGTAATCGGTCGAGTTTTCTGGTCATCGACACTTTGGTAAAAGAAACTTTTCCATTCTAAAGCCCCTTCACGGGGCTTTTTTATTACCTCAATAAAAATATTTTCCTTTAAATTACAACCACAAAACAACCAAACCATAAAATATTACAACCCTAGTTGTTGACAGTGATACAACCATAGTTTTATAGTTACCCCATCGAAACGAAACATCGATGCGGAAACAAGAGTTACTCGCCGCGCCAGACAGGAAGTCAGGCTGCTCATTAAAAATTTAGTCCTCAGAATCTGAGGCCGGAGAGAGTTCTTCGGGGTGTGGTGAAGTGCAGTCCATCGAGACAAGTCGAAGATAAGCATCGACCGCCACACCACCAAAGAACTCACAAGGGGAACCATCATGAACAGAAATCAGGCGCGTCGCCTTGCGGCGTTCAATGCAAAGAAAGCAGCTGAGAAACACTTCGCTAATCGCATTGGTGAAATTCTTAGCGGATGCCCGTCACGTGTAGACCGCGCCACTTCGCTCGGTAGTCTGCGTGACAGCAATACAGGCGGGTCTGCATGTTTGCCAGATGTGGCGTTGTACGCCGCTGGACATCGCAGTTGCAAATCGGTTACGGCGCGTTAATTAACTTATGAGGTGAGGTAATGGAGAGATGGGCAAAGCTTTTTGAGGCCAATGGGCGGCAAGTTTTAATCACAAAGGATGTGGATGACGACGATAAGCCGAAATTGAGTATCAGCATTCGCATTGATGGCGAAGAGCTAACGCTTGGTCCAGTTTTTGGCGGTTCTAATGGTGATGAACTGCTTGAAAAGGCATTTAACTCAGCCGGTCAAGACGTTGCTGACGCTTTCACTGAACCGTTGGTTGGGTGCGAATCAGTGATGGATGCAGCAAGAATTTTAATGGAAAGAAACTAGGTCGCTTAGGCGGCCTTTTTATTAGCTCACGATACAAACAGAGGGTAAGGCGATGAAAACAAGTAGCGGACAAGAGATATTAAAGGGCTTCAATGTTCGGGATATCTCTGCTGATTATGACGAGCCAAGGTTTGATGTTTTGTTTGTCCACGATGATGGCAAGTGCCGGTATTCAAACGATGTTTTTAGTTCTGAGCAAGAAGCCATCAGTTACGCAGAAACATGTAATGCCAACACAGCAGACGATGAGTGCTGGGACTACTACCAGCACTCTTCAACCAGCAACGACTGGAAGCTGATTCAACACATTGAAGCTAAAGCCGCCTAACCAGCGGCCTTTTTCATACCTCACCGTTCTCGATGAGTGCGGTTAGTTATGACAACCGGCGGCCATCCACCGCCCATTGAAACACTGAATAAATGCGTTGAAGTCTTGTATTAACCGTTCCGTTCGCCGCGATAAGGCCAAGAGGAAATCATGGTAAACCAGCAGCAGATCAGAGAGGCCCAACGGCTCGCGTCGTTCGCGGTGCTCCATCGCAATGCTCCGGCGTGGGAAGAAGCAAAACGCCTTTACGCCGTCGCCATCGGGAGGACTCTTCACTGATGGAAACTTTATTCGCACTCGTCCTGACCGTGGCAATGACCAACGGTGATTATCAGGATGTCATTCTCGGCGTTTACGACAGCCAGCAGGAATGCAGCCTGGCAGCTACAGAGCAGAAAGTGTCAGCTGAGTGCTGGCCGGTAGAAAGCATCATCCGCAACGGCGAGTTCCCGGCGAAATCCATCGCGCAGCAGTAACCACCCTATTCAACCGATCGGCCTGGCATTACGCGGGCGGGATCTGCACATCCAAATTTCAGGAGTTCAGCCATGAACGCATACCTCACTTACGACCGCATCGAAGATCGGCGCTGGGTTGATCAGCAGCTCACCGACGAGAAAGAAAAATGGATCGATGACTGGGCGAAAGAACTGATTGCCATGTTCCCTGCGAAACCTCTGGAAATGAGCAGTTTGTTCCTGCCCCAGGAAGCCCAGTTTGCGCTTATCGGAAAAAAGGCCGAAGAGGCATACAACGAATACATAACGGCCTGCGCATATGCCCGCGCCGAAGAAGAATGGCAGCGCCAAGCGCCCTGCCCGTTTTAAGGAGTGATTATGAGCTTCGATCTGATTCAGTTCGTTAAGGAGCAGGAGCCGCTGTTTGTCGGCGCCCTTACCGACCAATCTCTGACATGGGCAAAGGAATGCCAGTTCGCTATCCAGTTATTCCAGCGCAATCAAAAGCTGGCAGAAACGGCGATTGCCAACCCCACCAGCGCCCAGAACGCGATCATCAACGTTGCAGCTGTAGGTATAAGCCTGAACCCTGCCAGCAAACTGGCTTATCTGGTTCCGCGCGACGGTATGGTCTGCCTCGATATCAGCTATATGGGCCTTCTGCACATCGCCCATTCGGCTGGCGTCATCAAGTGGGGTCAGTGCAAGCTCGTTCATGCAAGCGACGACTACGAGACGCTGGGTCTCGATAAAGCGCCAGCCCACAAATACAACCCATTTGCTACACCTGATGCTCGCGGCGCCGTTATCGGAGGCTACTGCACAGTTAAAACCGCTGATGGCGACTATCTCACTGAAGAGATGAGCCTCGCTGAGATAGAAGAAATCAGGAAAGTGAGCAAAGCGGGAACATCCCCAAAAGGCCCATGGGTCAACTTCTGGTCTGAGATGGCAAGGAAGACGATCGTCAAGAGAGCCTATAAATACTGGCCGCGTGCTGACCGACTGGATAATGCCGTCGATGTGCTCAACGAAAGCGAAGGTATATACACCGAGCCAGTTATGCCCTACACCCCTGAAAGCGAAATCATCCAGTCGGAAGAAAATGCAAAACAGGAACTTATCAACACCATCCAGTCACTATGTGAGGACATGAAGCAGGCGAAAAATATGCATGCTCTCAAAACTCAATTCCAGGCAGCTTACAAAATGACAGTCGGAATGCAGCTTCAACAAGAGGTTCAGGCAGTCTATGCCAAGTGCAAAGCAAAATTCGAAGAGGTTACGCAATGACAGCTCTTTACCAGATCGCCAATGATTTCGCAAAGCTGACTGATTCAGGAATGGAGCCTGAAATGATAGCCGACACTCTTGATGGCATTGAGTGGGAGCTGGAAGCAAAGGTCGAGCAGATCCTTGCTGTCTGCAAAAACGAATCTGCTTATGCCGAGGCGCTGAAAGAAGAAAGCAAGCGTCTTGCAGAGCGGGCAAAAGCCGCAGAAAACCGTGTGTCGAGCATGAAAGATTATGTGGCCACCTCCCTCGAAACAGCAGGAAAGAAATCACTGAAGGCAGGCATTCATCAGGTAACGGTTCGCGCGCCTTCCAAGTCAGTAGAGATTACAGATGCCAGCGCACTTCCTCCTGAATTCGTCGAATACGAGACGAGCATCAAGCCAGACAAATTGGCTATCAAACACCAAATCGAAGCTGGCGTGGATGTGCCTGGCGCGCAAATAAAACTCGGCAAACCTTCACTCATCATCAAGTAGGTGGAGCAATGAAACGCACACCCTTCTACCGCAGGCCCGGTCGCACCGGGCAATTCTCCGGCCTCCGTGAACGCGTTATCTGGATGATTCAGACCCGCGGCCGACCGGTGACCGGTAGCGAAATAGCCGAGAAGTTTGGCGTAACGCTCATCGAGTTTAACCGGGTCGCTAACGGCATCACCCGAGGCTCAGGACAGATAGCGCAGATCGTTGAGTCAGAAAAATGGCTCAACGAGGACGGCATCTGCGACCGGACTTTCGACCTGGTCACGAAGCCAAAGGTCGTAACACCGCAGGGTAAATCGCGGCTGTTCACCCGGCGCGCCATTGAGCAATCGCAGGAAGGCCGACGGCAGGAGTGCATTGAACGTGCGGCCCGCCGTCGTCGCCTGATTGCTCAGGGCCTCTACATCGACGAAATGGAGTCCATCCTATGACTCACGCTCACGACGACATCAGGGTTGGCACTCTGTGCCTTCCCTTCATTGGTAACGGATGGCTAATGCCATGGGGTGAAGTGGTCAGCAATCCATTAAAGGACCAGCGTCTCGCTGAGGAATATCGGGAAAGGCAGGAGGCGGCATGACTGATTACACCGGAAGTAACACGCCAGCAGATCAGCGTATTTGGAAGCCAATTCATGGCTATGAGGGTCTTTACGAAGCTTGCTCATCCGGGGAAATTCGCTCAGTTGACAGGCTTGATAGATTTGGCCGGGTACGCACCGGCAAGCAATTAAAGCTGTACGACCATTCGAATGGATATAGCTCGATAGGCCTATGCAAAAATGGCGTCAAAACTTATTACCTTGTACATCGAATTGTGGCCTCGACTTTTATCTGCGAACCGCCTGATGGATTTGTAGCAAACCATATCAACGGAAACAAAAAGGATAACAGAGTTGAAAACCTTGAGTGGTGCTCCATGGCGGACAACAACAAACACGCCCACCGCATGGGATTGAATTACATCTCAGAAAAGAACAGAAGCCGCACCTCTGAGCGAATGAAAAAGAGGCATGCTGAGAGCAGAAAAAGAAAGGCGAAACTTCTCGCCCGGCGGGAGGCGGCATGAAGATTAAAACGGAAGATTTGAACGGCATCCAGCTTGATTACGCAGCAGCAGTCGCAACCGGTCAGCAGGTAGATTTTGAAGCTGACACGGGGTGCCTTTGGTTTGAAGAGCGTGACGTCTGGTTTGTGTGGAACCCGTCAACGGAATGGGCGCAGTGCGGCCCAATGATGGAGCGATTCTCCATCAGCTGTTACCAATCAGCAGATCCGACATCCGGCGAAGTATTCCACTGGGTCGGTGTTAATTAACTCGTTTCTCCAGGCCGACGCCGGGGCTTGGTTGCTGACAATCCACGCACAGCCATTTGCCGCGCCGTTGTATTTGCAAAGCTCGGTCATGAGGTGGACATACCAGATGAGTTAGCCGAAAAGGAGCCGGCATGAAAGCACTAATCACCAGGTCGCTAAGTCGGCCTTTTTTATTGCTGGCGTTCACATTCAACCGAATTAACCGACAGTTCCGGGAGCACTGAACATGGACATCATCGACACCGCAGCAGAGATTGAAGAGCTTCAGCGTAACGCTGCCCTTTCCGCTCACCGCATCGACCGCAACGCCGTATCAGCTGAGCGTTGTGAAGAATGCGACGAACCAATTCCCGAGCCGCGGCGCGCTGCCGTTCCTGGCTGCCAGACTTGCGCGGAGTGCCAGGGCGTGATCGAGCTGAAGAATAAGCAGAGGGGGCTGTAATGAACAACCGACAAGCCCGTAGGCTGCTTGGTGCTCACATCAATAACACATATCGAATCAGCAATAGACGCTGGTTGGTATGGGGTAGCAATTGGCCTTTTGTTTGGGAGCACGCAAAGCCATCACCGCGGCAGAAAAGGAAAGCCAAAGAGGTTGCAGCATACCGAAAGGAAATAAAGCGCAATCAGGAGTCAGACCATGTTCAGGATAATCCAGCCTAATACCTGGTACACCGATGATTTCGGCGCACCACGCAAAATATGGCGATTACGGCAGGCAGAAGCACCAGACAAATTACACCGTTGAAGTGGATGGCATGAAGGTCACCGTCGAAGTCGTCAACCGGGCCACCAGCTATGTCGCCACAGCAATGATCGGCGTTCGTAAACTTCGAAACCTGCCAGCACAGGCACACTGATTAACAATGACGGCCCCGGCTGGGGCCACTGGAGAACATCGATGGAAGAAGAAGTCTTTACCAGAGATGAGGCCGCCGCCTTCCTAAAATTGGATAAAGGCACGATTGCCCAGTGGATAAAGTCTGGCCGCCTGGCTGCTACCAGAAAGAATCCTCACAAGAAAAAAAGCCCTTACCTGATCTGCAAAACAGACTGTATTGCAGCAGTGAAGAACCCGATCCACAATCAACCCGTGAATGCGGTTGATGTGCAGGAGGATAAAGCATGTCAATCAAACAACGTGCCGGTACGTGGCACTGCGACTTCGTTACGCCTGGTGGAAGTCGAATTAGACGGTCTCTTGGGACAACGGACAAAAGGCAAGCGCAGGAACTCTATGATCAGCTGAAAGCTGAAGCATGGCGAGTTGATAAGATGGGGGAGTTTAAGCCGCGAACGTTCGATGAAGCGTGCGTTCGCTGGCTTAACGAAAAGCAGCACAAGAAAAGCCTGGACGATGACAAAAGCCGGATCGGATTCTGGAGGATGCACTTCAAAGGAATGGACCTGTCAGCAATCACGGAAGACAGGATCTTGTCGGCGGTGAGTTCGATGGTTAATCGCAAACATCGAATGAACTGGGAGGCTAAACGGGACAGCCTGCTGCGAAGGGGTAAGCCGGTTCCTGAATTTAAGGATAAACCAGCTTCGCTGGCGACGAAGGCGACGCACCTTGCTTTCATCCGGGCGCTGTTACGATGTGCGGCCAACGAATGGCGATGGATAGCCAAAGCGCCGAACATCAAATGCCCGGTGCCGAAAAATAAGCGTATTCGCTGGCTAACCAAAGAGGAAGCGGCGAACCTGATCCGGGAGCTTCCCGAGCATATGAAGCCAGTTGTTATTTTTGCACTGGCGACAGGGCTGCGCAGATCGAACATCACCGATCTGGAGTGGTCACAAATTGATATGCAGAGGAAGGTCGCGTGGATTCACCCCGAGGACGCGAAAGCAGGAAGGGCGATTGGGGTCGCCCTGAACGAATCGGCCTGTAAGGTGCTGCGGGAGCAACTGGGGAAACATAACCGTTGGGTCTTTGTTCACACTGAATCATCCGTTCGCCCGGATGGAACGAGAACAAAGGCAGTGCGCAAAATGCGGTCTGATGCTAACACGGCATGGCGCGCGGCGTTAAGACGGGCGGGAATAGAAAATTTCCGCTTCCATGACCTGCGGCACACCTGGGCAAGCTGGCTTGTACAGTCCGGCGTGCCACTCAGTGCGCTACAGGAAATGGGCGGGTGGGAAAGTATCGAGATGGTGCAGCGTTATGCACATCTGGCACCGAATCACCTGACGCAGCATGCCATGCAAATCGACTCATTCCTGGCGGGGAATGGCACAAATATGGCACAAGGCGCTTTTGCTGAACTGGTAAATATCGCGTGA